CATCCTGAATCTAAGAAAACTGGTTTATGGTTACATAACTTACCGCCTTTAAAAGAAACCAATAATGTTAAAGAAGAGCATGATGCCCTACCTAAAAATAAAAGAATGAGATTACATTACTTACCACCTAGTAAAGATAGGGCTAGAATAAGATCTAAAACCTTTGATGGTATTGCTGACGCTATTGTAGATCAATGGTGTGAGCTACCATTAATAAACTATGGAGCATAGTTATGGATAATTGTTGTAGTGGAGACAATGGTTTTTATATGGAGGATCACTTTGATCTCGTAGATTATGGTGATCAAAAGGTACGACTAGAATATAAAACTTTTCATTGTAATGCTTGTGGTAAAGAATTAGATTTAGAAGATTTAAAAGATAAATCGTTTACGGAGGTAAGTTAAAGTGAAAACTTATATTCATGTTAATCAACATAAGATTAGATCTAACTTAAAAAATAAAGTTAAAGAACCTGTTATAACTGTAAAGCAGGGAAAGAAAAATACATATTGTCACAGTGTTAAGATACTGGGGGAATGTGAAGTAGTTTCTAGCACTACAGATAAACCTATTTTATCTTGTGGGGCTAGAGTCGTAATCGTAACTAATGGAGAAGTAATATGTCAAATGTAACAACGATGTTTAATAATGGTTCACATATCAATGCACTTAGAAATAATGGGTATGGAGATGCAGGTTTTGATATTAAGACCACACGGCTTTATTATAATGTAAACTCTGATGATGGTATAAATACTAATGGTTGGGGTTCTAGTAAGTATGCTACCTATCGTACTGATACAGGTGAAGAGTTAGGTGTTCATGGTGAAAGCTACAGGGCAGTACGTCCTGCTAAGATGATAGATACCTGCCGCAATATTTTAGAGCGTTCAGATTTTAATTTAAAAGGTATTACTGAACGTATAGATACTAGCCATAATGGATCGCGTACTTTTGTTAAATACACTCTGCCTGAAATGAATTATAAAACACCTGATGGCGACAATGCATCTCTAAGTCTTCTAGCTATTACTAGCTTTGATAGCACTTGGCCTTTTATGATTAGCGCAGCAGCTACTCAATTTGCTTGTACAAATCTTCAAGTATTTACTACTGGTGAAGTAGCAGTCTATAAATCTAGACATACTGTAGGTTTAGATCTTAATGTAGGTTCTCGAATAGTTGGGAATGCATTAGATATATTTCAGAATGAAAGAGAACTGTGGGCTAATTGGTACAATAAAAAATGTAGTAGCACCGAAGCATTTATACATTTTATACACGCTTTAAAGTCTGAGACTGCATATAATATTTTTACAAAGTCTACTAATACTATTGAACAAACATTAGAGGAAATGCCTCGTACTAATAACTCTCTTAATTATCTTTGGGATGCTTGGCTAAGATATAGTTCTAGGCTAGGTAATAACTATTGGTCTTTATATAATGCCTTTACTGATTGGTCTAGTCATGCTCCAGTATCTACTAGAAGCGAAATAAACAAAGCAAGTGTTCAGACTCGCAGACAAAAAGTTATACGAGATCATGTAATAAGTGATCCAATGTTTAAGAGAGCAGCGTAATGACAATGTTTTTATTTGGAATGCATTTGAGTATTAGTATTAGGAATGGGGTTGGCTTCGATATTGAAGCCACTTCATCCAGACCTGTTTGGATTACAAGCAATCAATTTGAAGGAACTAAAGCAGCTTGTTTAAATGGTCTTGTTTTATTAGTACCTTTTGTAATTATAACTTATGGTGCTATATATGATTTAGAGGAGGAAGAATGAGCGCATTTGGAGAATGGATGTGTAGCGATACACCATCCCAAGAAGCAAACTTGATAGCTAAAGCTGTCAATCAAGTTACTAAAAATGGAATGGCTTTGAGTCAAGCCTGTTTAATATTTAATGTTGATGAACGTGAAGTAGTAAGTTTTATTATTGAAAAAACTGAATACGAAACTATAAATAATTTACAAGGAAACTAAAATGGAAGAAGTAATAATTAAAGTTATACAAGAAACACTGTGTGAAGAGGGAGGAACTAAACAGATAGTGCTTTCTAAAATTACATTATTGAATTATAACGGCACTCAACAAGAATTTAATGATAATTGTTGGAGTTTAACTGAGGCTCTCCGCGCAGCTTACGAACAATATCCTGATGGCAGCATCAACATATTGCAAACAAAAAGGATCGAAAATATAAATGTTTAGAACTTTTTGGCGTTTGTGGTGTCTATCATTAGGTGAACGTGCTTCTGATGACAATTGGGAGGCTGATATAGTCGCAATCATCCGAACCATATTCGCTATTATTAATTTAGGAACCTGTATTTTGATAGGGTCAAACATATTATATGGATGGGAGGTTATATAATGGAGGAAATTACTTGGGAAGAAATAGAAAATTTTTGTGAGATGTATGATTTTTATTCTCTAGAGATATGGTTAATGACTATTGTACATAAAGATTTTAATATTGAACTTTTAAGGAAATCAATAGTCAAATATAATGAAAAAGCTTTTAAAGAATCCCAAAGATTTCTGGATCAGATGTTTGATGAAGTCGATATAGATCCTGACGGAATTGGAAATAGACTGTAGTGGGTCTTATTCAATGTAGTAAAACTAAACTTAAACTTAAAATGAGGTAAAAAGATATGCCAGTATTAAAAGGTACAGCTTATTGGGCTAGTGTTACCACCCCTAACACCAAGTACGAACCTGTTTATACAGTGAACGTAGTTCCTGAAGATGATGAAGTTATTGCTGACTTTGAGCAGCGTGGTTATGCTCTTAAAGAAATTGAAGGGCGTAAGTCTATTGTCATTAAAAGGAAAGTAAACGGCCCTAATGGTATTGTTAGGGAAGCTCCTCGTCTTGTAGATCGGAACAAGATTCCTATGGATTGTACAGTAGGTAATGGTTCTGAGGTCAAGGTTCAGTACAAGGAGTGGGAGACTACTAATAAGTATGGGACTTTTAAAGGGCTTGACTTTCAAGCACTACAAGTTCTTAGTCTTGTAGAAATGGGCGCACCTGATGGTGCTGAGTTTGTAGCAGAAGATAGCATAGAGGATGAGTTGTAATGTCAAACACTAAAACATATACAAAAGATAACGTGACTTATGAAGTAGATAAATTTTCTACAGAAGGTCAGTCTATCTTTAATGTTTTAGTTGCTGCTAAAAAGAAAGTTGAAGAAGCCTCGCTGGAGTTAGCTCTGGCGAGAGCTTCAGTACTTACTTTAGTTAGTAACTTAGATAAAGAACTAAACGATGAAAAAATATTTAAAGATGATGTAGGCCACCCATAACATGAGGAATAGAAATGGCTTTTGTAAAATACAACCTGCCTTGTCACAAGTGCGGTGGGAGCGATCCTGTTGGCTTGAATGATAACGGCTCTGCATGGTGTTTTAGTTGTAACACTTATTTTAAAAACTACGATACATCGGAAGTAATTACAGATACAATAACGGACTTAAAAACGTATCAAAGAAATAAAAAATTGGATGGTGTTAAATTGGAATTTGATAACCCCGAAGCTGTAATAATAAAAAAGTTTAATGCTCTTACAGATAGAAAGATTAGTTTAGAAACAGCTAAGAAGTATGGAGTTAAGTCTACCACCACTCCTGAAGGAAACATAGATAAACATTATTATCCCTACTACAACGGACATGAAGCTGTCGGGGTAAAAGTAAGAGGTCAAGATAAAAGATTCTCTTGGAACGGAGAGTCCAGAGAAACTGGTTTATTTGGACAGAACCTTTTTAAAGAGGGCGGTAAGTACGTTACTCTTGTAGAAGGTGAGTGCGATGCTATGGCAGCTTACGAATTACTTGGTAGTAAATGGCCTGTTGTATCAATTAAATCTGGGGCTGCTGCCGCTGAAAGAGATGTTAAAAATAGTTTAGAGTTTTTAGAATCTTTTGATTGTATCGTTATTAATTTTGATAATGATAAGCATGGCAAGGAAGCAGCAGTTAAAGTAGCTAGATTACTTACGCCCGGAAAAGCAAAGATACTTTCTCTTCCTGAAGAATTTAAAGATGCCAATGATGTTCTGCGTCAGGGTAGACACTCTACCTATGTCAGTTACTTTTGGGATGCTAAAGTATATACTCCTTCAGGTATTGTTAATCTATCAGAACAATTTAATGAGTACTGTAAGTACCTCAATAAAAAAGTAGAGTCAGTTCCTTATCCTTGGAAAGGACTTAACTACAAACTTGAGGGACTACGGCTAGGCGAATTGGTTACTCTTACTGGCGGCACTGGATTAGGTAAGTCTTCAGTTACAAGAGAGCTAGAGTACTGGTTGATAAAACAAACTAAAGATAATATCGGTATTGTTGCTTTGGAAGAAAGCAAGTTTAGAACTGCGGAAGGACTTACTTCTATTGAAGCTAACGCTTGCTTACATAAAGATAGTGTCAAGTCTGCGCTTCCCATTGAACAAGTTCAAGAATACTACAAAAGAGTATTTATGAACGAGAACAATGGTAGGATATATATCCACGCTCATCATGGTGTTACAGACCTAGAAGAAATCTTTAGTAAGTTGCGCTATATGATAGTAGGACTAGACTGTAAGTGGGTGGTTGTTGATCATCTACATATGCTTGTACTGTCTCGTTTAGACAGTGACGAAAGAAAATCTATTGATTCTATTATGCATAGGCTTCGTACTTTAGTAGAAGAAACAGGATGTGGTATGATTCTTGTTTCGCACCTTCGTAGATTAGAAGGTAATAGAGGACATGAAAATGGAATTGAAACAGGCTTGTCTCATCTTAGAGGTAGTCAATCTATCGCACAGTTGAGCGATTGCGTTATATCTTTAGAGCGTAATCAACAAGCAGATGATCCTATTGAAGCGTCCACTACTAAAATAAGAGTACTAAAGTCCAGATATACTGGAGATGTGGGGGTGGCTACTCGTTTATTCTATTGTAGCAACTCAGGAAGATTAAACGAAGTAGACCATCACGACTTAGATGAGTTAGAACTATGAATATATTATTTGATATAGAAGCAGACGGCTTAGAGCCAACAAAAATATTCTGTATTGTAGCTATGGATTTAGATACAGAAGAAATTTATTCTTATGATATTGATCAGATTGATGAAGGAATAAACTTTTTAAGCAAAGCAAGTAAACTGGTAGGACATAATATACTTGGATATGATTTACCTGCATTAAATAAAGTTGCAGGAGTGAACCTAAACCACATTAAAATCGTAGATACTCTTGTACTTTCTCGTCTTTTCAAACCAACTAGAGAAGGTGGTCATGGCTTAGAAAGTTGGGGATATAGACTCGGTTTCTTAAAAGGTAACTATGGTAAATCAGATGGTGCTTGGGAACAGTACACTCCTGAGATGTTACAGTATTGCATTAATGATGTTAAGTTAAATGCTAAAGTATATCATGCATTAAAAACTGAGAGCAGAGGATTCTCTTCAAAGTCTGTTCAGTTAGAACATGAAGTAGCTAAGATTATAAATGAACAACGCGACACTGGTTTTTATTTAAATCAAAGGAAAGCAATGACTCTTGTTGCGGAACTAAATGAAAGGCTAGTAGCTTTAGAAAAAGAAGTCCATAAAGAATTTAAACCTAAAGTTAAACTGGTTACTTTAAAACCTAAATATACTAAAGCAAATAAAATAGCTAAGACTGCACTTGATCCTGAAGGTAAAGGAGTTAGATTAACAGACTACGAATATTCTTTATTTCTTAAAAATAAAACTGTAGTAAGAGAAATTATTACTCCTTTTAATTTAGGCTCTCGCAAACAAATAGGAGAATACTTAGTTGACTTTGGCTGGAAGCCTCGTAAGCATACTCCTAATGGACAAGCCGTAGTGGATGAAGGAACTTTAAGTAGAGTAAAAAACATACCTCAAGCGGCAATGATCGCAGAATATTTAATGCTTCAAAAAAGAATAGCTCAAGTTAATAGTTGGCTTAAAGAAGTAAATGAAGAAACAGGTAGAGTCCACGGTTATGTAAATAGTAATGGAGCCGTGACATCTAGGATGACACATAGCCATCCCAATATGGCTCAAGTTCCTAGTAGTTCTTCGCCTTATGGTGAGGAATGTAGGTCTTGTTGGACTGTACCTAAAGGATATAAACTTGTAGGCATAGACGCATCAGGTTTAGAATTAAGAATGTTAGCGCATGAAATGAATGATGAGGAGTATACAAATGAAATTCTTAGAGGAGACATTCACACCGCCAATCAAAACCTTATTGGACTTAAATCTAGAGATCAAGCAAAAACATTTATATATGCACTCTGCTACGGAGCAGGATCGGCAAAGCTTGGAGCAGTGGTTGGGAGAGGTAGAGAAGCAGGTGAAAGACTTAGAGAACGCTTTTTTGCTGGTCTCCCATCATTTAAATCTCTTAAAGATAGAGTATCAAGAGAAGCGTCAACTGGATTTATTAAAGGTTTAGATGGACGTAAACTTACTGTTAGAAGCGAACACGCTGCTTTAAATACTAAACTTCAAGGTGGCGGTTCTATAGTTATGAAAGAAGCTTTAGTTATCTTTTATAATAAGCTAAAAGAAAAACAATTAAATGCAAAGTTTGTTGCAAATGTTCATGACGAATGGCAGTTAGAAGTTATTGAAAGCCAAGCCCAAGAAGTAGGGAAGCTTGGTGTTCAATCAATTAAAGAAGCCACTTGTTCCTTTAAACTTAACTGTCCTTTGGACGGTGAATATAAAATAGGAGACAACTGGTATGAAACGCATTGAAGATACAAATAGAAAAGGAGACATGGCAGAATACTATGCTGTTACTTGGCTTTGGGATAACGGATATGAAGTCTTTAAAAACTGTGGCTGTACCGGGATAGTAGATTTAATAGCTATGAAAGATGGAGAAATAACTTTAATAGATGTTAAGACTCTTAAACCTAAAAGTAATCAAGGAGGAGTAGGCCCACGAAGTAAAGAACAAAAAGAACAAAATGTTAGGTTTCTAGGTTTTAATGCCGATACTAGAAAGCTTAGATTTGTGGAGCATAGAGCATGAAAAAATTAAATAATTTAATACCAGATATCTATAAAGAGTTAGAAGATTTATCGAAAGGACAACCTCTTCCTTTATCTAAAGATAACATAGATAAAACTATGGAAGGTATAAAGAATGCTATTCTTTCTTGGTCTGATCCTTCAGAAAGAAATAAAGATTTTACATTACGAATGTCCAATGTAGGTAAACCTACCCGACAGTTATGGTTTGAAAAAAGAGACTCCGAACAAAATACTGCCTCTGCCCCTCTTCAAATTAAATTTTTATACGGACACTTACTAGAAGAAATTTTATTAATGTTAGCTAGGATGTCTGGACATACAGTTACTGATGAACAAAAAGAAGTAAAGGTTGAGGGTATTACTGGACACATGGATTGTAAAATAGATGGCGAAGTTGTAGATATAAAGACAGCTTCTAAGTTTGCCTTTAATAAATTTAAAGAAGGCACATTGGCAGATAACGATCCATTTGGTTATCTAAGTCAGTTAGCTGCTTATGAAAGCGCAGAAGGAACTGAAGGCGGTGGGTTCTTTGTTATTAATAAAGAGTCAGGAGAACTTTGTTTATATAGACCTGATGATTTAGAAAAGCCTAATATTAAACAAAAAATAAATAAAACTATTACACAATTAGACTCTAATACTAAACCTGATTTTTGTTATCCTCCTGTTCCAGAAGGAAAGAAAGGAAACATGAAACTAGATAAAAACTGTACTTGGTGTAAATATAAATTTGAATGTCATGCAGAGTCTAATGACGGTGCTGGTCTTAGAACTTTTAAATATTCTAGCGGCCCTGCATATTTTACTAAGGTAAAAGTTGAACCTAGAGTACAGGAGATTCTATGAACAGAAAAAAATATAAAAAAATTAAACGTCAAGCGGAACTAATTGCTATTGAATGGCTCTATACATTAGTAAGCGATGAAGAAGCGAAGAAGATAACTTTAAAAAATCATCATCGTTTTATGCCAGTTAAGAGTTATTTTAATCAAGATAAAACTACACACTTAACTACTTACCATCCTAGATGGATTCAAAAACAAGTAAAATATTTGCTTAGAAATAACCCTAAGTTAAGAGTAGAAGATATAACTTTGGAGGCAATAGAATGGAAAATAAATCGCTTGAGGATTTAGAAGAAATGATTATATTTGCAGGTAGTTACTTGTTTAATAGTGGTGATATTGAAAATGTAGATACTACTTTTCTTATAGATTTAAATAAACTCTTAGTTGCAGAAATCGAAAGAAGAGGAGCAACAATACATTGAGTGATATAAAAATAAAACCGCCACGAAAAAGAAGAGTTAAAAGACCAAGAGATAAAAATCTTGTTAATGGCTATGACTCTACCTTTGAATATGAACTACATACAGGTATTTTAGATGGGTGGAGTCATCATCCAGATACAGTTCCTTATATAGTTGAACATAAATATCATCCAGATTTTATTAAGGAGATAGACGGCAAGATAATTTTATTAGAAGCAAAAGGAAGGTTTTGGGACTATGCAGAATTTAATAAGTATGTTTGGATTAAACAAGCTTTACCTGAGAATACAGAGCTTGTGTTTTTATTTGCTAATCCTTCTGCGCCAATGCCTCAAGCAAAAAGACGTAAAGATGGAACTAAAAGGAGTCATGGTGAGTGGGCTACAGCAAATGGTTTTGTTTGGTATAGCCGACAAAGTATACCTGACGATTGGATTAACCCACAAAAAAGAGAGAACTTAGATGGAAAATAAAATGTCTTTTACAATTACTGATCCTGATGACGAGTATGTTTTAACATCAGGAAACAGTTCTAGTAAAAATGATAAAATAATTTATGCACATACTGGTGGTTGGGATAAAGCCTCCGATGCTATTACTGAAGCTGTAAATCATCCTCCACACTATAATAAAGGTAATATAGAAACTATAGATTATATAGTAGATGTGTTGGACACTCACGGAGCTTTAATGTATTGCCACGGTAATGTATTAAAATATACTGGATCTAGATTATTTAGTAAAGGTAAAACTGTGGAAGATGCTAGGAAAGCTATATGGTATCTAAATAAAATTGTAGAAATAGTAGAATCAAATGACTAACGAAAGAAAAGATGCAAGGCGTGACAGGTTTGAACGTAAGAAAAAGTTTAAAAAGTCACGCTCTGCATCAGAACATAAACAAGTTAAAAGGAAAAATAATGGACAAGTACCAACAATTCATACATAAGAGCCGATATGCTCGTTGGATTCCTGAAGAAAATCGTAGAGAGACTTGGAGTGAAACAGTCAGTCGCTATGTAACTTTCTTTGAAGATAGAAAACAGTTATCTAAAGAAGATGCAGCCCAATTATATAACGCTATATATAATCTAGATGTTATGCCCTCTATGCGGTGTATGATGACAGCAGGTGAAGCTCTTAAACGAGATAACGTAGCAGGTTTTAACTGTAGTTATCTTCATATAGATAGTCCTAGAGCTTTTGATGAGTTGATGTATGTTCTTATGTGCGGCACTGGAGTAGGCTTTAGCGTAGAAAGAAAGTTTGTAAATAAACTTCCTGTAATAGCTGAGACATTCCATAAGACAGAAACTACTGTTGTTGTAGCAGATAGTAAAATAGGATGGGCATCTGCATACAGGGAACTAATAAGCCTGTTATATGCAGGTAAGATACCTAAGTGGGATATGTCAAAGATTAGACCTGCTGGTGCTAGACTTAAAATCTTTGGAGGTAGAGCTAGTGGCCCAGAACCTTTAGATGATTTATTTAATTTTACTGTAGGAATATTTCAAAAGGCAGCAGGAAGACAGCTTAATTCTATAGAGTGTCACGATCTCTGTTGTAAGATAGCAGATATAGTTGTAGTAGGAGGCGTAAGACGTTCAGCCCTTATAAGCTTATCAAACTTATCAGATCCTCGTATGGCTAAAGCTAAGTCAGGTCAATGGTGGGAGACAGAAGGGCAGCGTAGACTTGCTAATAACTCTGTAGCTTATACAGAGAAACCAGACTTTGAAGCTTATCTTAGTGAGATGCAAACCATCTACGAAAGCAAAGCAGGTGAAAGAGGTATCTTTAGCAGGATAGCTGCACAAAAAATAGCAGGAAGGAATGGACGTAGAGATCCTGATAAAGACTTTGGTACTAATCCTTGTAGTGAGATTATACTTAGGTCTAATCAGTTCTGTAATCTATCAGAGGTGGTTGTAAGATCTAAAGATACTACAGCAGATTTAAAAGAAAAAGTTCGTATAGCTTCTATTATAGGTACACTACAGGCTACACTTACTGACTTTAGATATCTTCGTAATATGTGGAAACGTAATACAGAAGAAGAGGCATTACTTGGTGTAAGCTTAACCGGGATAATGGATCACCCGGTATTAGGAGGCAAGAACCCTCAAGCATTAGAAAGAGTACTAAAGGAACTTAAAGATGTTGCAATTGCTACTAACAAAGTCTGGGCAAATAAACTTGGAATTAATCAATCAGCCGCTATTACTTGCGTTAAACCAAGCGGCACTGTTAGTCAGCTTGTTAATTCTGCTTCTGGCATTCATCCTCGTTTTTCAGAACATTATATTAGAAGAGTTCGGAGTGACAGGAAAGATCCTCTTGCTGTGTTTATGGCTAATAGTGGCTTTTCCTTTGAGCAAGATGTTCACTCACCAGAATCTTTGGTATTTTCTTTCCCTATAAAGTCTCCTAAGAAAAGTGTTACTGTTAGACAAGTAGGGGCTATGGAACAATTAGAACTGTGGAAAGCTTATCAGAATCATTGGTGCGAACACAAACCAAGTATAACCATATATTATACAGATGATGAGTTTCTTCAGGTAGCTCAGTGGATCTGGGAAAACTTTGATCTATGTAGTGGAATATCTTTGCTTCCTTATAGTGATCATGTATATCAACAAGCTCCCTATGAGGAGATTGATAACGATAAGTACACAGAGTTACTTAAAGATATACCTAAAAATATTAATTGGGAAGATTTAAAAGACTTTGAAAATGAAGATAACACTATAGGATCTCAGGAACTTGCTTGTGTAGGAGGTGCGTGTGAACTTTGATAAGATTGTTTATTATCTAACCGGGCCTTGGCCTGTCATGCTGTACTGTTTATTGTTTATTTTATGGATTACAGATGGTTTTTATGTATGATTAGGAGGAGCTAATGAACTCTAAAAAGGAGGGGAATATAATATCTTTTAAAGTTTTTATAAACAACTCAGGACTGTTAATGACTGAGTTTTCTACAGTAAAAGAAAAAGATGTTATGAAAGTATTTAAGTCTCCCGATGATCATTATATATTAAAAGTATTAAAACTTATTAAACCTAAGTTTAAACTTTTACATAAAGAAATACAAGATGAACTTAGTGATGAGTTAGGATAGGAGATATTAAATTGATTGAGTTTATAGATTGGTTTTGGGAGCTTTGTATTTATGTTCTTCAATTTTTAGGTGGGTCGCCAGGAAATTTTGGATTAGGATATAAGCTTGCAAATATTTTAATATTTGTAATATTGCAACCTTTATTAATTGTTTTATTTATAATGTTGTGGAGGCGCGAAAGAAAAATTAAATTAAATCCCAACCATGATTAGCTATTGCATTTAATATAATAAACATACAAGTAGCCATATGAGTTAGCCACCATACTGTTCTTATTACTGCTATTGCATCTGCTTGTTTATCTGTTTCGCCAACCTTCTCCCCTAAAGATTTAGCCCAAACTCTCCACCACTTTTTCATGTCCACCCTGATATTATATTAATAATTATTAAAGAAGCAGCTAATAAATTTACAAGTAATATTGTTGTTCTAATATATGCAATAGCATCGTCATGGCCCTCAGTGTCTTCATAAGAGCCTAAAGCATACTTCCAAACTTTCCAATATTTTTTTTTCATTTAACAAAATTATTTTCTCTGCTCTAACATAATATTAATTAGCTGTGCTAACTTTTCATCAGAAGCTTTAGCAGTCTCTTGTTGATTAGCAAGGCTTTGAGAAATATTCCTAATAGCCTGTGCATTCAACTGAGTGCTAGTCCCATTATGCATAGATCTTTCTGCTGTTTCTTCTACTATTTTTTCTATACGCTCTACTTCATCAGAAGTTGCTTGTGCTGAAGCTTGAGCAGCACCATAGCTGATAGCTCCCACAAAAGCACTAACAACAAAAGGCAACGCCCATGTTGGTACTTTAATTGACTCGCTCATTTATAATCTCCTTGTTTATTTTTTACATCTTTAATAGCAGCTTTAATAGCATCTTCAGCTAAAACAGAACAATGAATTTTTACTGGTGGTAATTCAAGTTCTTCTGCAAGGTCTGTGTTTCTAATCTTATTTGCTTCATCAAGGCTTCTCCCACAAACCCATTCGGTAAGAAGGCTAGAACTAGCAATAGCAGAACCGCAACCATAAGTTTTAAATTTTGCATCTTCAATTATTTGTTTGTCATTTACTTTTATTTGAAGCCTCATAACGTCACCGCAAGCAGGTGCGCCTACCATACCAGTTCCTACATATTTAGATTTAGCATCAAGTGTACCTACATTCCTAGGGTTTTCATAATGATCTATAACTTTAGAACTATACGACATAAAAACTTTCTCCGCATCCACACTCGCTTGTTACATTAGGATTTACAAACTCGTAGCCTTCTTTAAATTTAGATTTACGATAATGTAAATCTGAACCATGTAAGTATACCATACTTTTACGATCAATAAATAACTTATTTAATTTTTGATTTATTATAATATCGTTATCATCTGTTTTATAGCAATATTCCATATAATATGCAAGACCATTACAGCCACTATCAGCAACTCTAATACGAATTCCTATACAAGCAGATGGTAATTTTTCAAATGCAAGTTTATTTCTTGCTGATTCAGTTACATTAATTACCATTTAACTTTATGTGACCAGTACCTTGCACTTAATTTTGAAGGCTTTGAATCTTGGGCATTATGTCTAGCGTAGTAGCTTTTCTTCCTTGCTTTATCTTTGGCTGTTTTAGGGTTCTTTCCTGCTCCTCTAACTCCTTGTTGTCCAAAGCGGATTGTTTTAATTTTGTCTCCCTGTTTTGCCACAACCACATGGCTCTTCGTCTTATGTTTCGGTGTACGTTTTGGTTTGTTATAGCCACTAACTCCTGCCCTCGCTAGTCTAGGATCACGTTTTTTAGCTTTACCGCCTTTCTTATATTCTTCTAACATAATTATTTCCTATAGGATCTAGTTTTCTTAGCAATCTTTTTAGGTTGTTTACTATGTTGTTTACCTTTCTTTGTATCTTCTCTTTTCTTTTTAGTAGTAGCAGCATATTCTTTAGAAGATAAAGACTTTATAGCCTTCTCAGGAAGGTAACGCTCACCAGTTTTACTAGACTTCTTGCCTGATTTAGTTCTCCATTTCTGAGCAGTCCAATCTTTAAGACTTCTTTGACTTTTTTTGAGTGCCATTATTGGTTATGCCTTCTATCTTTTTGTTGTTTAATATAAAGAGCTTCTTTTTTTTTAGGCTTTCTTTTTTGCTGTTGTAGTTTTCTTGCCATTGCTATGCATCTTTTGAACAGAAAAATTAGCAGTAAGACTTGCACCTTTATGAGGTACAAACTTACCTGTATGCTTCATAACTTTAAAAGACCCATCACTTTGTTTCATCCAGTGATAACCTTTAGGGGCATTTACTTTCATTTATAACCTCCACCTTTAGCTTTATATTGTTTAGCAAGCATCTGGGCTTTACGTGCTGACCACTGACCGGGTTTACCGCCTTTAGAACCTGCTTTAATACGATTAAAAAGATTCTTTCGCATAGTAGGTTTAGTATAATTACCTGCCTGATTTACTTTAGATTTAACTTTTTTCTTTTTAGCTGGCATTGATTACCTCCATTACAGCTACTAACATAGTAGATAGTGTTCCTATAGCTCCACCCATATATTGAAACCATCTTTGTACTTGTTTGATTGTACTTGCATCATCTAGTTTCTTTTTACGTTCTTCTGCTGCTCTAACTTTTTTACATTGTGCTTGAAACCGTAGCCAGTCATCATATAGTCCCGGTCTACCTGCATAGATCATCCACTCTCTTATCCACTCTTCTTGTTTGCGGAGCTTTTCTAAGTGCATAAAGTTTTCTAATTCTGTTTTCTTTTTACTTCTTTTATTTGATCTTCTAGCAATAATGGATTTGCAATTAAAGTAAGTGGCACAACTACCAGAGACATCATAAAGTTCTCTACCATTCTGTAAAGCATTTTTGATAACTCCAAAAGCTTTGTTGGCTTCTTGGATTTCTGCTAACATATTTTACCATCTGTATATAGCTTGAATAGTTTTCTCTAGATCTCTTCGTTCAACCCAACCACATCTTTTTGGGCCACCTCTTGATTCACAGTACCAGATTACATCACCTTTTTTTTTCATATATTCTTGTAATTCGGGTTTCTCTTCTCTAGGTACTGATGCACATCCTGTTAAAAATAAAAATATAATTAAATATCTCATTTCTTTAAATTCATTATTTTACTAACGCCTCTTATGCCAAATGAACTACTAATACAAATAAATAATAAATACTGATACCACTCAGGAAGATTTTCTAAAGCTAAGAAAGCTTTTTCTACTCTATCAATAACAGTGATATCGTCTACTGCTATAGCATAGCCAACCATAAAAATAGGTACAGCTAAAACCAAAGTCCAAAATTCATCTTTCCAAGAATCTTTAGTAGACTCAGCCATTGTAGCTTCCCAGTTAGCATCGCTCTGTATAACAGACATCTTAGCTTCATGTTTAGCTTGCTTTTCTTCTGCTTTATTTTTTAAATACGTTGTAGCTACATTACCTACTGGCCCTAATATAGCTGATAAAATATTCATTCTTCTTCAGTCTCTTCTGGTTTCTTTACTGGTTCGTTAATTATATGTCCAATAACTGTTTTTTCTTTTGGATCTACCATAACTGGTTTGCAATAAGCTTTTATAGGTTTATAAAACTTTTGATCTCTACTAAGTTCTTGTGCATTATATCTACACTCCTGTAACTGAAGATAGTAGTTAGATGGTTTCTCGTATATATCTCCATCCAGTAAAACGATCAAGGCAAAAGCCAGTATCTTTGTGGACATTCATTTATTTTCTCTGCTCTAACATTATATTAATTAGTTGAGCTAGTTTCTCATCAGAAGCTTTAGCAGTCTCTTGTTGATTAGCAAGGCTTTGAGAGATATTTCTTATAGCCTGTGCATTGAGTTGAGTGCTAGTTCCGTTGTGCATAGATCGTTCTGCTGTTTCTTCTACAATCTTTTCTATGCGCTCTACTTCATCTGAAGTTGCTTGTGCTGAAGCTTGAGCAGCACCGTAGCTAATAGCTCCTACAAAAGCACTAACAACAAAAGGCAACGCCCACGTTGGTACTTTAATTGATTCTGACATTACATCCTCCTATTTAATATGTCCAAAGTACAGGTACTGTTGTTCTAGTATCTACATGAATAAAAGTTTTAGCTACTCCTATTCCTGTAAAACCTAATTTAAGAGCTTCTCTAACTATTTGTATACGTTGCGCTCCTCCTACTGTCTTGATATCTGCGGCAATTCCTTGTGTATGCTGTCCGGGTTTTGCCTTCTTTGCTTCTATGCTATGAGCAGCACTTCTATAACCAGACGTTATTATAAAAGGAAAACCACACGCTTCTCTTAATTCATCTAGTTTATGTATGAACTCCTCGTGCATCTCATTCAAGCCAGTTTCCTGACAATCAAAGTCTGAATATTTAAAATATTTAAAAGTCATAAACTATATACTTCTTTAGCTATTGTTGCTTTATCAAGTAAACTACCATCTCCTCTAGCTATTTTATAAGCAGCTATTACAGGTCTTAAAGCTGGTACAGCAAAGCCAAGAGGAGTTCCAAAAACACCTACCGCTTTATCTAAAAATGTTCCGTCATCTATTTTAGGAATAGTTACTTTCATTAACGAGTAACTACCTACAGGAGCATCTCCTCCACTAACATCAATGTAAACTACTTTATCTAACATCTTATCTTGTGTAAGTGGGCCAGTGTGTGTTCTTCTTTCTGTGTATTTTGAATCAGGTAACTTCATATAAAGTTGAGAGTTATCGTATTCAAAAGGAAAGTCTTCTAGTTCAAATGTTTTATCTAATTTTTTTGTTTGAGATATTCCTTTTTCATTTAGTTTGTCCATAAAGTCAGTATAGTAAACATCGTGCTTTGTCCAATCATCTCGACTACGTTCTATTCCTTTTGTATTAGTTCTCCAATTAGCGGCTGCTGAAGCTCCTTGTCTAAAACCTTTACCTGCTAATAGATGAGCTTGTGTTCTTGCCTGTAAAGATGTAACAGGCTTACCAAAAGGAGTGTTACCTGTTGTTCTAGGCATATCTGCTGCTGTCCAATCGTTCCATATTTGATTAGCATCAGCAAATCTTTGAGCAGTAGTCTTATCTCCTGCATAATTAGAGTACCAGTTTTCCATAGTAAAGTTATCACCAAGGTCATAATCTTTTAGTTGATAGTTTGCGTTTCTATCTATCAAACCTTGATCCCACTCTATTTCTTTTGTGTCAGTAGGTGCTGGCATTTTATCTGTAACAAAGGTATCAATACCTGTAGAAGCATTTCCTGTTTGTGTCATTGGTACTTCTTTACCGTAACCAAGTTGCCTCATTGGTTGTGGTGATGTTGTTGTTATATTAGATGTACTAGTACTAGAACCAAAACCTAAACGCTGCAAAGGATCAGAAGCAGGAGCAGGAGTCTTAACAGGTTGTTCTTGTTGTTGAGTTTTAACTACAGGCTCTTCTTGTTGTTGTTGTTGCTCTATATTTTTTTGCATTGCTCCAGTAGCTATTCCACCTATGTAAAATTTGTTTCTTAGTTTGTTTAGAGTTAAGCCTCCTTCATTTAGCTCTTGTGTTTCTTCTAATATATCAGCATCTATATTAATAAACTGTGCATTTAATTGTCCACCTTCAGCAAAGTTATTTAATTTTTCTGCATCTATATAAATAACATCATATAGTGGATGTCTTTGTGTGGAACCTGCGATTTTAATAGTTCCTATTTGTTCTCCTGCTGTAAAATCTCCAACATAGTGAGGTTTTAAAGATGGTTGTTGATAACCGTATTTACCTAACTTTTTTAACTTTTCTTCTTCTTTTTCAGTAAGTGTTTTTTCTTTAAGAAGTTTTGGTCTATTAAGAAGTTTTTGTCTGGTTTTTTCTAATGTTTCAGATGATGGGACATCAAATACTAACAAACTATCTCCTTTTGAAACAGTCTGTAAAGCGTATATATGATCTGACTCCATTCCTTTTTCTTTTCTAAATTTAAGACCTGCTTTCGTTGTTGTTGCGTTTGGCGATATAACAGTTACAATTCCATAACTATTATTTTCTATATGCTCTTTAAGACCTTTTACGTTAGTATCTATTTCTTTAACTAAGTTTGATTTAACTAAATTAGTTTTTAATACTGATACATTTGGATTAACTTTACTAACTTTTTCTTTTAAAGACTTTAAATCTTTTGTAGTTAAAGTTACATTTTGCAAGTTACCCTGCATTTTAGGTTTAATTTGAGTAAAAGGTTCTATTACAGTATCAGAAATAACTTTATTATTTAGTACTTTGTTAGTTCTAGGATCTAAATAAGCACCGCCCTCTCTTATATATTTTTGAATATTTTCTTGCCCTTCAGATTCTGTTAAACTATTAGCTACTCTAGGATCAAAATCTTTATTATAAGGATCTAATTGTCTAGGAGGAACAGGCCGTACAGGAGTAATCTCACCTTCTACTTGTTGTTTTGTTCGTTGCTTAACCCTATCAATTAATTTAAATACTCCTTCTTCAGAACTATCAGCCAAAGGCTCACTACTAACATCCCCTGCTTCTACGTCCTTAGTTATTTTATTTTTAAGATTAGAAGCAATTTTAGCCTGTTGTTTTACTATTTGATCTGTTGTTTTGCCTTGAACTTTGGATAATTCTATTCCAGCTTTTCTTGCTAAAGCAACAACACCTGCTAGATAAAACTTTTGACGATCTTCTTCATCTTCAAAAGCTTCTCCTGCTTGTTCATCATAAGGCCGTCCAGTTAATTTATCTATTCTTTCATCAGGCTCAACAGGAACATTAGGAACATTATAGACTTCTCCTCCTTTTGCTAGTCCCATCATTCTTAACGATTCAACGGCTTTTTGATTTTTAGGTCTGTCTTTTAATTCCATTCCTGCTACAGCTAAAATATCTTCTGTTTCTCTGCCTAAAGGAACTCTTCTAAGAAACTGAACTGCTAGTCCCTCCGCATCTCCTTGTTCAATATTTGCAATAGAAGAATCTACTAATCTTCCTAAGTCTTCTAAATAAGCTACACCGGGAGATATGTTTCCAAACACAGTTGAATTATAAGGAGTAGTAATTATGTTTGCTAACTTATCTATATAAAAAGGAGTTAAACCTGCTTGAGGAATAGACCTAGCTATATGCTCTTTACTAAAGAATTTAGGACGGTTTCCTATAAAGTAAGAATCTTCATCATCATCTAAATATTTACCAGTAGGATCATTTAACAATCTTTTGAATGTTAATATGCCATCATAAAGAACCAGTGATCCCATCATACGAGCAGCTAGTTTACCATCACCATCTTCTATTCTCTGTACAAGAGCATTAGTTTGAGTTGTTTTAGCTTGCGCCCAAGAAAGAAACTGACCCATTGATTTTATTAAAGGATCTCTAGACTGA